TTTTTTTGATTTTTCAATAAATTTTGATCTGTCGTAAAATATTTTAGGCATGGATATATTTATTAAGTGTATTTAAAAAGTACGACTATAAATATAATCAAAAAAAAATAAAATGGCAGATTTACTGATGAAAATGCCGGTTCCATACGAACCGAAAAGAGTAAATAGATTTATATTAAGATTTGACTCTACCCTTGGGATTAACGAATGGTTTGTTGAATCGACGGATAGACCTTCGATTGATATCACATCTGTGGCAATCCCTTTCCTAAACACAGAAACCTATGTAGCTGGTAGGTTTAAATGGAACGCTATGAACGTAGTATTCAGAGACCCAATTGGACCTTCGGCTACACAAGCTCTTATGGAGTGGGTACGATTACATGCGGAATCTGTCACAGGTCGTATGGGATACGCCGCAGGATATAAAAAGAATGTGGATCTAGAAATGTTAGACCCAACGGGTGTAGTGGTTGAAAAATGGATATTGGACTCTTGTATGATTACGAAGTCAGCTTGGAATCAAGCACAATATGGTCAAGATGGTTTGGCAACATTGTCAGTCACTTTACAACCTGATCGTTGTATTCTTGTTTACTAAAAAAATCTACAATACTTAAAAATCTCGTGTAGCAATATACGAGATTTTTTTTTGTATTTATTTTTCTTTGGTTGCGTCTTACATTAAAAAAAAATAATTATGATAGAGATTCCAAATTTGATAGAACCATTAATGGCAAACAGGTACGCGATAGAAGTCGTAGGAACCGAGATTCCTAGTTATTTGTTTAGAGAATTCAAAATTTTCAATGAGGGGGACGAACTTATTTTTACGACAGAATTTTATGAAACAGTCAATTTTTGTTTTAACCCAAATGAGTTCTTCAAAATTACAGCAGTAAAAATATTATATCTAGATCCTATAGGTAGTGTTGTCAATGAATTATTGTTTGAAACAAAATCTATGAATTATGAAAAAACCGCATCATATGGTAGTGACGACCTACTGACTAATAAAATGAGGTTTGTAATTGGAAAAACACACAACTTCATTACTTTGTGAAAACAAAAATTAAAACAAAATTATATTTTAAGCCATGGACGAAAATTTAAAAAAATACGGACAAGAAAATTTTTCATTACCACATGACGTTGTAAAACTACCAAGTGGTGGTAAATTCTACCCAAATAAAAAAAAGTCGGTTAAAGTTGGATATCTAACAGCAAGTGATGAAAATTTATTAATGGCGAGTAACACAGATGACTTAATTATCAACCTATTAAGGTCAAAGGTGTACGAACCAGATTTGAGACCTGATGATATGATAAACGGAGATTTAGAAGCTATTCTAATTTTTCTCCGAAACACATCTTTTGGTCACGAATACAACCTTCAATCTGTAGACCCAAGTACGGGGAAATCATTCTCAGTTGTAATACCTTTGGATGAACTAGAATTCAGAAAACCAAACGTAGAACCAGATGAAAACGGAACTTGGACTATTACATTACCCAAGTCACAATCTACTGTGACTCTTCGTCCTTTAATTTATAAAGAAATAACCGATATAAACCGACAAGTTGAATCTTATCCCCAAGGTAGAGTAGCACCAAGAGTTACTTGGAGATTACACAAACAAATCGTATCTGTAAATGGGGACAACCAACCTCAAACAATTCACAAATTCGTGGACTCTATGCCAATAATGGATTCCAAATACATTAAGAACTTTTTGGAAGAGAACGAACCAAAAATAGATTTAAAACGCACAGTTATAGCCCCGTCAGGAAACAAGGTAGATGTAGAAATCACCTTTGGGGCGGAGTTTTTTCGTGTTTTCTTCTGATTATAGAGGTTATCAAATCGACGAGTTTTTTTTATTAAATCAGAGATTGAACGTTTCGTACTCTGATTATTTGAGTATGCCTATTTTTTGGAGAAGGAAATTATTAGAAAAAATCAACAATCAATCTATCTAAGAAATTGTTGTAGTGGCTATTTATTGATATGGATGAAAACGGACAAATTGGAGGATTTTTTGAAGAGTTACAAAAGTTCTATAGACAATCTCTTGCTAGTTTGAGTGATTTAAGTGGACGAGCGGATGAATTAAATCGAGAGATCCTAGATGCGAATACCAAACTAGCAGAAATTTTTGGAAGAACACAAAGTGCAGTACAAGGTCTTAGAAAAGAAGTAATAATAGCACTACCAGAGGTAACTCGTTTAGGTGGAACTCTAGCTAATGTAATTGACATACAAAAAAACGTATCTACGGAGTTAGGAACGAACAGAATATTATTAGGCGAAACCACGCGTGATTTGTTTGTTGCAATGAAAGCCTTGGGACAGACAGATTATGGTGCGGTAGTTGGTTCATTTCAAGACGCGGGAATTCAAGTTGGTTTAATAAAAGATCGAATGCAAGAAACCGCAAACATTGCTCGATTGGTTGGGGTCAATAGTACGAAAGTATTCGAATTGGTTTCACAAAATTTGAGTAAACTAAACGAGTTTGGTTTCAAAAATGGAGTTGAGGGATTGTCAAGTATGGCAGCTAAAGCGGCAACCATGAGATTTGACATGTATCAAGTTTTTAGTTTTGCTGAAAAAGTGTTCTCTCCGGAAGGAGCTATTGAAGCGGTGTCGGCCTTTCAAAGATTAGGGGTTGCGGTTGGTGACTTAGCGGATCCATTCAGGTTAATGTATTTAGCATCCGAAGATGTCGATGGATTGACGGACCAAGTCGTTAAAATGACAAGTAAATTCACGTTCTTTGATGAGAAAAGTAAGGAATTCAAAGTGTTTCCCAACGCTAAAAGAGATTTAAGAGATATTGCCCAGGCGATGGGTATATCGTATGAAAACCTAGTCAAAATGTCTATGGCACAAACGAAACTTAATCAGATCTCTTCAGAATTTAAGTTTTCTGGTTTTGATAAAGATGATCAACAATTAATTGCCAATTTTGCACAATTTAGCAAAGAGAAAAACGCTTTCGTAGTGAAGATCGATGGTAAAGAAAAATTAATTGCTGAGTTGGGTAAGAAAGAAGTTGAAGCACTTAGAGGAAAACCTGAAACTGTGGAGGAAATAGCACAAGCCCAACTTGATGAATTATCATTGATAAAAAACGCAATTTATAGTTTTAGGGACTTTGGTGCTGGTATATCAGCTGGTAATAAAATGACTCAAGATTTAGCACAAACCATAAGGGCAGGTCTTGAGACAACAAACCTTGCACCAACGACGTTAACTACAAGAATGAGAGGAGGACTCGAAAAAACCGACGAAACCTATAAAAATTTCCCAGAACTTATAAAGGAAATATCTCAAGATCTTGCCGATGGTAAAATAGATTTTGCAAAATATTCAAAAAAATTGTTTGATGCCTCTGGAGTTTATTTAGACGGCTTGGAAAAGTTAGGAAAACAAATAGGTACTTTTGATTTTTTAGGTAATCTCTCAAAAAGAATTAGTGATGACAATCAAATAGCAAATTTAATGGGTGGAGGAGTAGATATGATAGAAAAGATTATCGGAAAGATTGATAATAAACTTGTAGACCCCTTAAGACAGAGTGTATCCAATGCAAATGATCAATTAAATAATATTAAAACAACAACAGTAAATAGTAATTTAAATAATTTAGGCACACAAGCGACTAAGACTGCAACAGAGTTAGGAAATTTACAATCGACAATTAAAAATAAGTCTACAGTCATATCACAACCTACTACAATTAACACAGCACCACCTATAAAACCCCAAAATGTCCAAACCGCAGTAGTTGCAACATCTCCAACTAGTATAAATCAAAATGTATCATTTTCGCCAATAACGGGGGGAATAGAGGTAAAGGTCACAACTCAAGACGGACGAAGTTTGGATGTAACGAACCAAGTGGTAAATAGTCCCGAATTCCAAAGAAAAGTTGTTGAATTAATTTCACAAAAAATGAATCAACCAACATACGGTAATTTACCAAATTCTGCAAGAAGTTAGTAGAAAAAAATCAAGGATGGGTATTTATTTGTAAATAAGTTATGCCATCTAGATTAACATTTGATGCCACTTCAGCGGTAAGAAATAGTTTGTTAGTTAGGAATTTAAAACCATACTACAAACCAGG